CCGGTGGCTATGCCTCTGGGTGATTAACCGGAATCTTTAGAAAGAATGGGGGTGGCGTTTTAGGCCACCCCCAAGTTTACCAGCCATAGCAAAAGGGAAGGAGAAGGAGCACCCTTATATCGGCTGGAGTCTCAATCAACCTTCGCTACCCCAAATGCCGAGGTAGTCAGACACGCCGAACGAATACCGCTCGCGGGCCTTGTACCGGACGTTACCAGTGTCAAAGTCACCGTCATGAGAGGTGCTGAGCGCGGCGCGCTCGAACATCTTCATGCCGTTGGGCACATCCGTGATGATGTACCAAGCAGTCGAAGAGGTCAGGTAGTGATTGATCCTGTACCCTTCCGGCACTGCATTCATCGACACGATGGCGCTGATATCATTGTCAGCCGTGCTGGTCCGCAACTGGGTTTCCAACAGACGGGTGGCAGTGAACATCAAGCCCGGCGGCAAGATAAGCCGCTTCGGCTTCGCAGCGATCAACAGACCACGCTCATCCGTCCATGCCGCGATCTGAATGATAGCAGCTTCGAGAGCCGCTTCGTTCAAATCCGCATTGGTGGAAGAGGTGTTGGAGATCGTCTGGCCATTGGCGAGTTTATGTGCCGTATTGAACAGCGTCGCCCCATCGCCAGAGTCAAAGGACGTGAAACCGTTATTGAGCGGGTTCGCGCCGAAGACCTGCTTGGTGTAGGCCATACCCCGCGCCAGGGCCTTGGTGTAACGCGCGGACAAGCTATCATACAGATTATCTTCCAAGGCTTCCTCGGTAATCGAGAAACCCATGGCGATAGTCTGATGGTTGTACCGTGCAGTCCACACTTCCTGTGCGGTGTCGTAAACAATCGCTTCACCTTCATTCTTGACCGGGGCAGCTTGGAAGCCCGAGAGCTTCTCTTCTTCCTCGAACGAGCGTTCAGATGTTTCGATTTCGTAAATGTCCTTATGCTCTTCTGCATAGTTCTTGTATTGCAGACCAAACAGAGCATTAAGACCGGGGAGCAATTCCTTGAATAATTGTGCCCTAGAGATAGCAGCCATTGTTCATTCTCCCCTTATACGCCAGTTGCCGTGCGGTAGGCGTGAATACCCCAATTCCAGATGCAAATAACATCCGTATAGGCATCGCCTAGCGCCGAAGTCGGACCATTGACATAATCAATGATACGGATCGGCAACGTGCTGGTCGTGCCAAGAGTCGCGCTGGCTAGCGCGATCTGGGACGAACCATAAGAATTATCAGCAGTCTGAATGACGCCGATGTTCTGCCCAACCGCAGACTGGGTCAAAGACCCATCAGCCTGTGCCTGGAACACGATATCGGGATCATCAACCACATACGCCACAGCATCGCTCGCCACAGTAGAGGCGGGCCAGCTTTGGTGATATGAAGGCTGCTTAGAGGTCGGGTCGGTGTAGTAACAACCAACGAAGATGCCAACCGGCGTCATCGTGATGGTTCCGGTATCCTTGGCGACCGTACCAGTGTTCGCCATCTTAACCGCATCGCCATACCCAATCGCAGTGGCATAACCACTGGTGATTGCGATAGTGCGAAGACTGTTACCATAGACCCTATTGCTGAGCAGCCCAACCGGCTTAAAGCCGTAAGGTGCAGCTACGCTAGACATTATTTACTCCAATAGGCTATTTACCTGCGTCGTCCGAATGTGACCTTGGTATGACGCTCAGGCTTGCTGAGGGGCATTCTCGGGTCACTCTCCCGCATGAAATTATTTTCGACAGAATCGAGTTGTTGCTGTGCGAGTTTGTCGTAATAGGCTTGGCGCTGCTTATACATCTCTTCCGGCATCCTGCATAACATCAGGCCACCGACTTCGATGTTGCTATTGCCGCGCTTCATCCCTGGTATCTTAGCCATAATTTCCGGGTATTCCTCGGACTTGCAAGGCACCCATCCCTCTCTGAACCGCTGCGAGGCATTGACTGGGTCATCTTCGCCAAGGAGTTTAACCCTGACGTAACGATGAACCCAACCCGCCCTCGGGTTTGGATCAGGAAGAATCTGCGGTGGAGACCATGGCTTTGCACGTTCTTCTTCAGAACGAGTTTCGGCTTCGCGGTCGGTACGATCAACCATTGGGATTATCCTTTATGTATTGCTCTGCGTACTGCTGCAAGGTAAGCCCTAGCCTCTTGGCTAGCGCTGCCTGAGTTTGAGTAAGCGTAATCTTGCGTGGCGCTGCACCCCGCGATGGGGGCGTTACAACTTGCTTAGGCTGAGTCCGCTTTGATTCAGACTCAGTATTGAATTTATCCGGGAACCGCACTCTCATGGCGTCATCAATCCTCTGATAGTAATCGTCCGTCTTGGGATCGACCCGGTCCCG